TTTCATGTACATTGCAGGAGCATCGCTAAAGCGATGTCCTCGAACTCTTATTTTTTTTCGAGCCAAAATTTCACCTTCTTCGAAGTGTAAACCTAATAATTAACCTAAAGCAAATTATTCTTAGGTTTTAGATTATTTTTGCGTCACCTACGCCAGTTACATCAAGTAAGTAACTGGCTTCGGTGCCGCCTATTTTTGTGTTTCTTCATTATTTTGTTTTAAAGTGTTACTTTTTTCTTGTGTTTGTTCACTACTTACAGACTGTTGTGGTTCATCAAAAGTATATTTGCTACCATACAGACCTTGTTGTTGGAGATATTCGAGCGTTGCAGGATCATTCAAATGGTCGATGAAATTCATGGGATCGTGTCCGAATTTTGCTCGAACGTAAGCGGGTAAACTGTAGAATTCTTCACGAACTCCGGACACAAGCTCTAACGCTGTGCTATAGTCGCCAGGAAGCGTTGCATCTCCGAACTGCAGGTAAGCGTACTGCGAACTGTCGCCGAGATCAAGAGTCAAAATACCTTTCTGACCGTCTGCATACTTATTTACGATGTAGTTGATATCAGTTTCATCTTTCTCATCCTGAACTGTAAGAGAGGGCATGGTAAACTCAATACCGCAATGATCATGTTCTTCTGCAGGATCGTAAGCTGTCTTAAATTTCATAGTTTCACCTCCTTTCGCAGGCGCCTAGACGCGGCGGGCGTGGCGTACAAAAAAAGGGCGATCTCTTTTGAGATCGTCCTTTTTATGATACGCTCTTTACTAGATTATCATTTAGTAGAATTACTGTCAACGGTCTGCACATATTCTATGGCGCGACCAACCAGGATAGGAATGTGGGACTCGTCACAATTCTCAATGTAATAGCGACCGTCGCTGTCACCGAGATTGCCAACATAATACAAAGTAAAATCTTCAGGGTATTTTTTAATAAGCATTTTATCATCGTTAACTATACCTTCAAAAGATCGCAGAGCAAGCATATCATTGTGGTAAACCTGTGGAGGACTGAACTGTTCAGCCTTAGAATCATAAATGGAATAAAGTCTCAGCGGAACCATCTCCTTTTCTAAACGCAATTAGATACCTACGAATCATAAGATAAAGCGTAGATGATATAACAAAATAGTCATCATCAAGACGAATAACTCTAGAATCATCAGGCTTAAGCCGGTAAGCGGCATATTTACTACCACGGAAAAGGTAAGCAAAAGGAATATCACGCTCACGACAAAAATTTTTAACAGCTTCAAATTCACTAATAAAAAAATCACCTCATTTCTGACTTAATAGTAACACAGTCACAATACATTGTCAAGTCTTCTGCCAAGAAAATGTTTATACTTACCTTCCTGAACACGACAACGGTCAATCAAACGATCAAAAGTATTGTTCTCCAGGTTATGAAGCATCTTCTCAATACGGTTATTACGAATAAACTCCATCCAGTGAGGATGCGTTTCATCAAATTTCTTATCATAATAACGAGGAGGACGCATCTTCTTACCGTTAATAACAACATAATCATTGGCATAGCATTCTTCACCATGATCCTCGAGCCATTTAGCACCTATGCCGGGACGATTAGAAGCAACCATAAATTCAGGAATGCGACCTTTATAGTGAGAAGGAGCGTCTTTACCTGTCTGTTTTTTAACTATATAACGAGCGACATAGGCAGCAGAATCAAAGCTAAACTCACCAATAAGATGCATACCGTATTTCCATACTTTGGCAAAACGAGAAGAAGTATAAGTATTATAACCATCTGTACGGAACCGAAAAATTTTGTCATCAAAATCAATATTAAACAAAATGTAATGATAATGGGGACGACCATGAAGATCACCATATTCACCACAGCCAAGAAAGCGAATACCACTGCCATACTCACGACGAAGATTTTTCATGAAAGTCTGATGAAATTTCTTGCTTAAGCTTTTATCACGTGGCAAATGATAATCATCGAAAGTGCAAGTAACGAAATAAGCAGAAGACGAAGAGCGGGCTTCGTGAACAGCACGGACAGCCCACTGTCTACTATTTTCGAGACGACAACCAATGCATTGTTTACAAGAACAACGAATGAAGCGGCTATCGCCAGCAAGCTCGGGGTGAGAGGCAAGGCTACCGTAAAAACTATAATATTGTTTTCCATTTTTCGTAATCGCTCCTTCAACTGGGTACATAAGAATAGGATTATAACAAACCATATTAATCACCTGTACCGATTGTATCAGGATTAAGTCAGAATGTCAAATCCTAAATCCACCTCGTCCTACTCTTTTAAAATTTCTACGACGAGATTTGGAGGTACGCCGGAAAAGACGACGAGAACCTCGTTTAGATAAGCGACGCCTTCTCATTTAGCATCCCTCCAAGAACCGAAAAAACGGCTAGTTTTTTTAGAATCATTCTTATTAGCAACTGGCTCAACAAGTTGAGCAACATCGGATTGAAAGTCCGAAGCAACTTTTTTAGCAGTAACAGTATTCGAAGAAGCTTTGCCTTTCAGAGCTTCAATTAGATCCACGACTTCTTGGATAAAGGGAACGACGACAGAAACAATAAAAGTCAAAATCATAGTAGTTTTATTAGACATAAAAGCTATCTCCTTCCAAAGTAACGACCTCCGAGGAAGCCTAGAACATTTTTGACAGCAGAACCAACACCACTAGAGACAGATCTAGGAGCGCCTGTAAGACTTTCGAGATTCTTATAGAAATCACGTTCCATACCTGCCATTTCAGTTTGAATATTATCCAAAGCGGCGGCAGAATTAGCACGATTAGCAGAAGCAATATTATTCAAAACTCCAGAGCTAAGGTAAGAACCTTGAAGACGAAGGTTTTCAAGCTCCAGATTCATCCTCTCAAGCTCGTAACCAAGACGTTGCTCATAAGTCTGCTCACGAAGATTCAGATCATTCGCAAGAATACCGTTCTGAAGAACTGTACCATGGGTACTCTGACGCACAGAATCGGCTTCTGCGACGTTTTTATCAATTTGAGATATTGCAAGATGCTCGGCATTCTTAGCCTGCCTTTCAGCGGCACTAGCGGCTTTAGCAGAATTCATAGTAGAACCTATATCGCTCATACCTACAGAAGCGGCTGAAGCTCCAGATACAGAACCGCCTATACCATTAGTTGCGGCAAGAATAGGGTTAAGGCCAGCCTTGTGCATATCTTCTGCAGCCCATTGATAACGATGTTTATAGTTTTCAACGTTCCACGCATTAGCCTGTGCGGCATTAGCAGAATTGTAATGATTCTGAACTGAAGATCCTAATACAGAACCAGCAATACTGCCTAATGTATTAGAAAGCCATGACATAAAACCAACTCCTTCTAGAAGTGATCAACAAGGCCGGGCGTACCAAACATAGGCATAGGACGCACAGTAGTGTAACGGAAGCCTATATCAAGCAAGAACTCAGGCTCACTGGGAACAGCGATAATGCGCGCAATAGGCGGATTTTCAACAATAAACTCTTCGTTGAGAGTTGGAGCATTTTTAAAGAACTGTGAAAGATGCCAAACGTCAAGGTTACCACCAGATACAGAGCTACGGAATTTACCAGTAATCTGCGAAGGTTTATAACGATATTCGGCATAACGTTCCTGGTAGCCAAAAACAGTAGTATCAGCTTCAGAACCTTGAGCATAGATCTCACGAAGCTCAATAGCCTGCTCACCGAGATGAGCGAACGTGGGCCAATAGAAATCATAAACCGTAGAGCGAAGCCACATCTTGTTAATACCTTGCTGATAAGTAAGATCGGCACGAGCGCATACAAAGCCAAAAATATAGCCATGTTCGACAAAAGACTTAGTAAAGCCATGGAACTTAGCGGCAGTAACACCATAAGCAGAGAGATTGCCTTGAGGAGAGGTATCGTCGGATGCAGAAGTTTGAGCTATTGGATTGACATTTACCATTTTGGTAAAGGAGCCAAGAAATTCCGGACGCTGAAGACGGGCGTCCGGAGAAACTACACCAAAGAAAGAGCGAAGCACCTCTGTATAGCGAGTACCTCCACGAGCAAGACGTTCATAAAACTTCTGCATCTGAAAAGCAGTACGCAGAGAGCTTATAGTGGCGCCAGATATGGATTCAAGATCAGCATAAGAGAATGTATTCGAGGAAAAGAGGCTTGCATTGGTCTGGTTATACTCATAAACCTCGTGAGGCCAGTTGCCATCAGTTTCTCGGGTCATAAGTCTACCAGCAACACCGATTTCCTTAACGGTAGAAGGCATATTAGGAATAGGTACGCCTTGAGAATCATAAACAAAAGCATTACCGGTCAAAGGAATTTGTACACCAGGGCCTTTCTGAGTCCACGGTAAGGCAGAAGTAAAATAGTCATGGCGCTTACCACGAGGAGGACAAGCAAATCCAGGGACAATATTAGAACCAGACGTAAACACCCAAGCAGGTTGCTCAGAAGCTCGGGTAGAGTTTAAAACTTCGTTAGTATCGCCTTTCTGAATCTTGACGGATTTTTGGAGGTTTTCGTCTCTAAACCATTCGTTATAAATAAGATAAACGCCACGAAATGGAAGAGCACTAATACCAGATAAATTACCAGGCGTATTCACGGGCAAGCCAAAATAGTCCCAGAGAGAGCCTAAGATCGGAAGAGCACACGTCTGAACTCCAGTCACTTAGGCATCTCGTATGC